CTTGGCCGCATCGGTCGAGGCGTCGATGACTTCAAGTGCAAGTGGTGCGACTACAAGAAGCGTTGCCACGGCGTAGCCGAACAGGTCGCCCCATCGGTCGAACCCCCCAAGACTTGGTCTTGGTAATTTCCCAACATGCGTATCCATAAAACCGAGAAGAGCCACCTCAAGCAGATGGCTAAAGAAAACCGTAAACAGATCACCAAGCGACTCGAAGAGATGGACGATTCCACGCTCACCGCAGACGGATTCGACGCAGCCATCGTTGGCTTGACCGAGTCTTCACCTATCCGTGTCGTGTATGATTGGCACACTTGCGTGCGTGTGCTGATGTCCGAAGGCATGTCCGAGGAAGACGCTATCGAACACATGAACTTCAACGTCACAGGCGGTTACGTCGGAGAGCAGACTCCGATCTTTATCTACCCCCTGTGAAAATCCGCATCAAGCTGGACGACATCACCATGACCCAGGCCGAGGCCGAAAGCCTTGCCAGGCATGAGTCGAGTCGAGCCGCCGGCGTCCCCGACCAGCACGTCGGTAAACAATCCGGGGCAGTTATGGACTTGGTCGGATTGCTGGGCGAGATCGCTTTCTCCAAGCTGTTCAGCATGGAGCGAGACGACACCGTATCCCCTCGGTCCGGAACCGTAGACTTCATGGCCGGCAACGGCCAGTCCGTTGAGGTCAAGTCCAGCCACCACATCAACCCCCACTTGCTGGTTCCGTCTTACGAAATCAATGGCGAGATTACCACCAAGGAATTGGTGGACATCTACGCACTCATGCGTGTCGAGTACAACGACCGGGCCGTCACATTCATGGGCTGGGCTAACCGGGCCGAAGTGATCAGACCCGACCGGCTTCAGCACTTCCGAGGCGCCGGCAGATTGTCGTTCGTGGTGCCACCAGAGGACATGCATCAGCTCGACGATGTGACCGCCACATGGCTGGCACTAGCACTCAAGGCCAAGGGTGAGATTGTGGAGTTGACCTAGGACGCCCAACGCCCAGGAATACCCGACCCAACATGACAGACATGATTCCAATCGACAATGACGCCGTCTCCACTCACGTCGAATTGCTCTTTGGCAAGGAAGCCAAGGGCTTCGTTTGCCTCCGTGGTATCGGTGAAAAGGGGACGTCCAGGGAGGGGGTGTTCCGAGAAGACATCTTCCTAGAGCCGGAGCGTATGGGGTGGGACAGGTTCGTGTCAGCCGTGATCTTCCACGCCACACGGTGGGGGCAGCACGACGTCGCCACGTTTATCGTACCATGCACCCTCAAGGAAGACCGAGGTACCGCCGAGAACTGCGACGTGTTCCGCACCGTGTGTGCCGACTTTGACACCGGCGACACCGATGCAAAGCTGGCCTTCGTCGAGCAGCACTTTGGGCCGGCAGCAATGGTGGTGCTGTCCGGAGGCATGACCGAGGAAGGCAAGGCCAAGCGTCATGCCTATTGGCAGGTTGCAGGTATGACGGTTGCCGAAGTAGTCGCCGCCAGAGACGCCATCGCCCGCAAGGCAGGAGCGGATATCCAATTCGGACTGGGCGTGGATGGCAACCCTTACGGACGTGCGCATCAGCCTATCCGTGTGGCCGGCTCAATCCACGGCAAGTCCGGCGTTAAGCGACTCGTCGTCATCGAGCGTCACGCATCACACGCTTTTATTACCACGCCCTGCTCTTTGGCGTCGATGATGCCGGAGTCGGAGTGGGCAATCAAGGAAGCCCCTGTCGATCCGCTCATGCCCAAGTCGCATACCCCTGCCGTCCAGATGTTGACCGCAGACGTTGCCGCCGGCGGAGAAGGCACCACCCGGTGGTCCGCATTTAATGGCGTCGCCGGCCACTACATCCACACCGCTCGTATCGGGAAGATGACCCTCGATGCAGCCCGCCTTGCGACCTATGGGTGGATGCAAGCGCACATGAATCCGCCTTGGCCGGAGAATCGATTTGATACCGAGTGGCTGGGCTTGCTCCGTAATGACATTCACAACAACGGACCCATGCCCGAACCAGAGAAGCCAATCCTAGACGACGGCAAGGGCTTGGCTGTGTGGGCCGCTCACAGGTGGAGCCTGTCGCCACGACCGGAGCGTCAATTCCTAGTACAGAATTGGCTACAGGCTGCCAAGCACCAGCTGCTCGTCGCCGAGGGCGGAGCCGGCAAGACATTCATGGTCCTCGACCTAGCCTTGAAGATTACTGCACGACGAGACGGCGACACGTGGTGCGGCATGCCTGTCATGCGCAAGGGGGCCGTCGTCATCCTAACCACGGAAGACGATAAGGACGAACTGCATATCCGCTTGGCCGACATGGACGCAGACGGCAGCCGGCGACGTGAGGCCGGTGATGACCTAATTATCCTGCCATCGATCAATTCCGGTGGCGCGTTCGCACTCGTAGAGAAAGACCCGAAGACACAGGAGTCGCGCCCCTCCCGCAAGTGGCTGGAATTCTTCGCCCTGCTGCGGCAGATTCCCAACCTCCAACTGGTCGTCATCGACACCCTTAACAGCGTGCTGCACGGCGAAGAGAACAGCGCCACGGTCATCAACGAATTCATCCGAGTCGCCAGCCAAGTAGGTGGCGAGCTAGGCGCTGCCTTGATCGTCATCCACCACATTAAGAAGCAAGGCGACGAACCCATCCGGAACGCCGAGCAGATGGCATCGCAGGTCCGTGGTTCGTCGGCCCTACTGGGTGCCTTCCGAGGTGCCATCGGGGTGTGGCATGCATCCGACTATGACCGTCGCATGAAGGGCATGGGTCTGGTACCCAAGCGCAAGCACCTGTGGAAGGCTGCCATCATCAAGGCAAACAACCCCGAGATGCTCGACACCGAGCGTACGCTATTGCGTACCGAGATTGGCACACTCATCGACGTCACCGACAAGGACAAGTTTAACGACGTCAACTTCCTAGAGCGGCAGGCATGGCTGGTGGCAGCCGTCACATTGGCCGCCAGGGCAGGCCATCCCTACTCAATCGAAGGCAAGAATGCCAAGTCGGGCCTGTACCGCCGGCGAGGCGAGCTTCCCTCCATCCTCCGGTCCATCGGACCGGGCGAATTCGCCCACCTTGTGGACGACATGCTCCTCCAGAAGGTACTGGCCGCAGCAGCAGCCAAGGGAGGCAAGGAAAAGAAGTGGTTGGATTTACCCAATGGACCTATCGCATCCGACGAGGTTGGTGCGGAGATTAACGCCGGCGCCTACGACCCAGCAGAGTGGGAAGAGTTTGAATATGACAAAGACTCTCGTACAGTTATCCGAAAGCCATGAGCCGCAACATCATACGACAAGCAGACGACGGACGTGATAACGTATCCCTGTGGGACCGTTGTCGCATGATCGTCGAGAATGGAATTAAGAAGTACGGAGACGCAGGCGGCCTGCCTATCTCTGGTACAGGTCGGGCCAGGAAAAAGAAAGACGTTGAAAAAAAGAAGGTTGCCAAGCGTAAGTGAGGAGTCACGGTCGGTGTCCCAACCCGACATGTTCTCAACTATTGCATTTATTGCCGCATCCATTGCGCCGGTACCCGACAGCTGGGTAGACGCCGTGGAGTATACCGAATCCTCGGGACGTGGAGCCGACACCCCATCTGGGGATTCTGGTCGTGCGAGAGGGCCGTTCCAATTTTGGCACGCTACTTGGATGGACTGCTCTGATGTCCGCCGGCAGGTTGGGCTTCCAACCTATCCATATAAGATGGCTACAGACCCGGTGATCGCCCGCCAGTACGCACAGACATGGCTTGCCCATTTGCATTCAAGGGTGTCGAGGCGGCTAGGCCGGCCTGCTAACGCCGGGGAGACTTGGCTTGCTTATAACATGGGCATGGCAGGATTCGGTTCCTATGGCTACAACATGCACAAGGTACCAGACCGCAAATTTATGAAGGCCAACCAAATTAATATCAATGTCCGATGAGCGAACTAATCACCAACAAAGACACACCCATCCTGCGGTTCCAAAACCGAGGCGCCGTGTCGTTCCGGGGCAGGCTGATGTTTGCATCAAGGGCCGCACGCATTTGCGAATACAGGGCGGACTTACGCAGGCTGGCCGAAGCAGGACATTGCATGCCAGTCGTCGCCCGGAAGATGGGATTCTCCATCACCACGATCAAAAGCTGGGCCGAGATTCTGGGCATTGGATTCAAGAAGGTCCGCTCACGCAAGTGCCGCAAGTACGACAAGTCAAAGTGGGAGAGTGTGATTGTCCGGGCTGCCGCCGATGGTAAGACCCAAGGCTACGTCGCGTTCATGCTCGGCGTGCCTCACGTCAATGTCCACAGGTGGTGCATTGAGAACGGCTTTAACTGGAAACAGACCAAGCAAGATGCCAAAGCAAAACGATAAGGACCAATGGAAAGGCGGTCTGGTCATCCGCCACGACGTCGAGCCTGTGCTGACCAAGCAACAGGAAGCCTTCGTCGATGCCTATGTAGCCAACGGAGGCAA